GAGCCGTATTTGGTGACTGGATTGATCTCGATTGTGGCCGGCGTGATAGGATCACTGGTGACACTGGCATTGATCAGCCACTCGCGGGACAGTGTGCCCACCATGATACCCTGCTGCACGCCGCGCATCCACTGGATGAGTTCACTGTCCTCGGAGTTGATGGTCTCACTGATGCCGTTGTTGTCCGCCACGGTCCCGTCGACGCCGGTCGGAGTCATGGTCAACGCATCATCCGTGGTGCTTGCGTCGAAGCGGTTCGGGATCGCGCCGCCAAGCCATAGCCGCCCCTGATAGAAAGTGCCACAGGTGGGCCAGGTGCTGTTCGTGTCCGTGTAGACACCGACCTGGAACCTCGTGATGGTCGTCTCATCAGTCAACGCCTGGCCCAGGATCTGGGCTTGCACGGCAGAAGGCGAATAGACCTTGGTGATGACGGCCGGGGTCCAAAACGCAGCGCCGATCACCGGCTGCCACTGCCGCAGGCTGACATCAGGCGGCGCCCCTGAATTGCTGACCAGAGCGTTGTAATACGCGCCATTGAAGGTGACGTTCTGCCCTGAACTATACGTAGTGCTGCTGTTCCATTCGGCCGGCTGGTAGAAGAACCGCATCAGGCGGCCGACATCAGTTTGTTGCGCGCCGTTAGGGCCAAATGGTAACCCAGCCGATACCTGTGTCCAATACTCCGAACCCGGGCCAGGTATCTGGTTCAGGTTGTTGCTGGTCTGGCTGATGTAACTGCTGCTACCATAGGAGACCACATCTCCCATGCTGTAGTTCGTGATTGTCGACCACGGGGTGAAAGTGATCGCAAAGTCGACCAATCCGGAGAACGTCTCCGTCTGGTCGATGTTGATCCGCACCCAGCTTTCCGTCAGGTTATCGGGTCCGCCGGGCGGCTGGGTATTGCTGAAGGACGAGGTTCCACGATTGCAGGCGGCCCAGTATTCACCCTCGTAGCTGACGATGGAACCTGGCGGGCTGCCGCCATTCCATGGGGTGTAGTTGCCGCCACTGACCCATTCCGGGAACGGCGGACCCGCGGCGTTACCGGCGGGGAGGCTCACTTTCACCCATGCGCCGCTGACCCCGGGTATCTGGTTGGCATTGGTCCCACCAGTCCCGCCAGTGGTGCTCATCCAGGCAGCGCCCTCATATTCCACCATGTCGCCGGTGTTATACCGGCCGAGCCGGGAAGGAAGGCCGGGGGCGGGCTGCCAGGAAGCACCGCTGGAAATCGAATAGCTGACCGTGGTCGACCCGGCAGTCGGCGTGGCATTGGCACCGTTCATGACATCCAGGTAGGGACCGTCGATGAACGATACGGGTTCCAGCGTGAACTTTGTGGTGCCCGCCCCAGGCGTCGCGGCGATGATCCGGTAAGGGCGCCCACCGGTCAGCACGATACCCTGGGTGACGTTCTGCGCGTCGTTGAAGGGTATCCACCTGGCCTTCTGCCAGGTTTTGTTGACCCATGGAGTGGCCAGGTCAACGATCCTGGCCACACTGAGTTTCCCGGTGGTCTGCCACCCGAGCGCAGAGCCAGGAACGGGCGCACCCGTCACGGCGTCCGCGATGCTGAAGACGAGGGGAACCGCGGAGAGGACCGTGATCCTGAACTGCCGGTTCCTCGCTGGGGCCAGAAGGGATTTGGGCAGGCTTGGGTCAAAGACAAACTCGACCTGGTCCCCGGTTACCCAGGGCGGCGGAGAGGACGCGCTGAGCGTAACCTGCGCGGGTGTGTCGGTGCTGACGTCGGATACCTGATAGGGGGTCTCCTTCACCAGGTCATAGCCGCTGAAGAACCGAAGGTGCCCGTCCGTGAACTCCAGCAGGTAGGGCGCGTCCTGAACAGGAGCGTAGCCAATGACACGGCCAGGCGCCCCACTGCGGGTCGGCGCAAGTTGACGGGTCCCAGACCGGCGCGGCAACGAACCCTCTTCCAATGGGATCGCATTCTGGCAGATATTCATGGCGGACCGATACTTGGGCAGGTCCACCCGACCCTGCATGAGGGGGGACCACTCGCCGCCGATGAAGGATGCCTGAAGGTAGGATGCAGCGCCCATGACTTACGCTCTGCACGAGATGTAATCGTCCTCGGGCGGCTGATCGCTGCCGCTCTCGATCGCGTTCACAATCCGTGCCTCCCCCATGATACGGTTGTATTCAGCGGCGCATTTCTGTGCCTTGCCCAAATCCTGTGTGATCGGCTCGCAAATCTCCAGGGCGATCCGCGCGGCCAGCCCTTCGCAGAACATGTCATCCATGCACCGGACATCAGTGATGTCGGCGATGAACCGCAGCAGGATCACTTGCGACATGCGGGATGTCAGATAGCCGCCCTCGAATACCCAGTCAGAGTATGTGAGCCCACCGGGGGCGCCGAGGTAGGAAACCGCACCTTGCGTCGGGTCCTGTGGAGCTTCGCGCAGATAGCCGTTCGGAAGCTTGAAGGCGTTCCGCGTGCTCGCTTCCTGCACTGGCCCCGCCCCGATCGGGTAGGCGGCCACTGTGGATTTCACTGTAGCCGGGATCGGCAGCCAATTGATATTGGAGGCCAGGGCAATGGTCGGCGCGTCCACCGGCCCACAGGTGATCCATTGCGGCCCCGCACCCGGAATGTTGCCGATGTTCTGCTCGGTCGCCGACCGGTAGAGGGTGAACTGGTAGCTGACCACCTGGTCCCGGTTGTAGGTAACGAGCGGGTTCCATTCGGTCAGCACCCAGGGGTTGCCGATACCGTCCGCGGAAATGGAGATGCTCGTCGTGGTCTGGCTTGTGCCCGCAGAAGGAGCGGTCGAAATGACCGTCTGGATGTTGCTGTTGCCGTTCCCATTGACCAGGGAACGATAGACGTTCACCGCCTGGGTGTTGGGGTCCCGGATATAGACCAGTTCACCCGCCCAATACGTCTCGGTGGGGTCATACGGGGAGACCACCATCGGACCGAAGTAGACGTCCCAGACAGTGCTATCCCCCGGCGCGTTGCCGATATTTTCATGTTCAAGCGAAGTCCAGAACAGCGTCGGAACCGAGGGGTCCTGCACGATTGCGCCAGGCGTGTAGGTGGTCGACGCGTTCCATACATCCGGGACCAGCAGCAAGGTTCCGGTATTCGGGCCGCTCTTCGGCGTGTATATGCCGGATCCGAAGGCCAGAGTCGTGTTCGCCGCCATCGGGCGCAACGCAGCGCGGCGTGTCGAGAATACCCAGGTATTACGGCGCAACTCCGCACGACGGAGTTTGTCGTATACGAACTGGCATTCATTGGCGTTCACCGACCCGTCTGTCAACGACGTGATCCGGCGGCCCCCGATATGTTGGAGCGCCCGGTTGCAGATGTCTTCGGGGGTGGCGAAGCCAGCCGGGGTATTGACCATTGGAGGCTCCTAATCGACGATGCTACCGCTGGTCTGGAGGTAGTTCAAAACCGAGTTCATCGCCTGCGTCAGAGTCCGCGTGTCAGGGACCTGCTCGGCGTCGAACTCTATATAGAGACCCTCCACGGCGAGGGAGCCGGTGCCCGAGGATAGAGCGACCATCTCGGCTGGGACAATCTGACCCTGCGCGATATAGGCCGGTGTGATCGTGACACCGACACCGATCCGGCTCATGACCGGGTGAACTCTTTGGCGACGAACGTGTCGGCGACCGTCCCCTTCAGACAGACTTCGCCCTGGTAGACGCCGTTCGCGATGCCGAAGTTCAGCGTGACGGTGCCACCGGCGGCCAACTGGATGGACTTGGCGTCGGCGGCACTTGCTGCGTGGGTCATGCCCAGATACAGGACATGCGCTGAGGTGTTCTGGATCACGCCGCCTTCACGCTGCGCGTTCGCCGGCAGAACAGTCTGATAGGCGCCGGTAGCGGCAATCGCCCCGCTGTGGTCCACCACACCAAATGCTTCGGGGACCATCTTAGCCCGCCGGCGGAACGGTATTACCCAGTTCCGGTCCGCTCCATAGATAGTTCGTGATACTCTCCATACCCGTGTAAACATCCATTTTCTGTTTGACGCTACCAGTGTTCACGGCCAGCATGATGTCCGGGCTCGTCGACCCCATGGCGGCGATGATAGCCGCCAGGTCGGCGGACATGTCCGCGGTGATCGTGCTTCCTACGTGGAAAACCGAACCCAACCCGGCAAGGGTGGCCCGCGCGCCAATCAGATCAAGGGTGCCGACGATGACTTGCGTCGGGTCTCCGTAGTTCGATCCGGTGTTCACGCCGAAGGTTTCATACGCAGCCATTGTGCTCTCCTGTTGCGTGCTGGCGGCCCACGCAGGGAGGGGCCACGTGGGGGCGGAAGCCGTTACCCCGCCAGCACTGCTTGTGTTACTCGGTTACGAGGCGCCGGGAACCGAGTAGTCTACCCTCAGCATGGCGGAACCCCCGGTCGTGACCGCAGTCGTAACGTTAGCCACGATGTCGAAGAACCCGCCAGGATCAGTATCGAAGCCAAGGACAGCCCACAGCGGCTTATTCTCACTGCCGTATGGGTAGTTCGCGATGTTGGCGTAGGTCAGATCGTGCCCGTTCACAGCCAGAAGGGACTGCGCCGCGCCGAACAGCTTGTTATCGGACCCGTTGATCTGCGGAACCGTGCCCTGCAAGCTGATAGGCGTGCCATCAGTCTGGCTGTCGGAGAAGCGGACATCGAAGTCCGCAGCACCAGAGGTCGCGACACCCGTGGAATACAGGACCACCTTTTTCACGTGCGCGCTGGTAGGAATGCGCACGAAACTATAGTTGGAACCGATGCTGTCGCCGGACGCGATAGTGACAACATCACTGACAGTCAGCACGTTGCCGACTGCCCCCTCGGACGCCGTGTTCGCGAGCGACGGGTTGACGTAGAGGGTAGCCTCGTTGCCGACGACGGTGCCGCCGTCAGCGTTGAGGATACTCTTGGAATAGACGAAGGAAGTCTGTGCCATGGAAGGAGTTCCCTATTACGCCGTGATATCGCCGCCGGTGGTGTCGGCACAGGTGATCATCCAGACTTTACCCGGCTGAGTCCTGGTCGCACCCAGCATCATCTGGGTATAAATCTGGTATGGCTGGCTGGACAGGTCATCACGGATGGTGATCTTGGTCTGCATGTCACGCCACAGGCCGAGGTGCAGTCCCGACTTGCAGAACGCAAGGCAGCTGCGGGTCGTGCTCGTGTAAGGAAGGCGTTCCATGACCACGATATTGAAGCCAAGGAAACGGGTGACGCGCCCGTCCACCAACACTGGCCGGTCATTGAACTCCGAGCTGACCACCTGAACCTGGTTCAGAAGGTCCGCTTCCTGCTGCGATCCGATCACAATCGTGACCGGGTCCATTTCCAAATCAACGTGATAGTGGCGCAGCACACGCCGGAGTTCGACGAGTTTCTTCACGGTCAGGCCGGTGTTCGCGCTCGCGCCGAACTGCACGCCGATCTGGAAGCCCGGAGGAGAAGCAGTCGTCAGAGCGGTATTGAAGTTCTCCGCCGTCAGGCTGGCTGCATCCTGTCCCACCTGGTTCGTGCCAAAGGCGGCAGACAGGATGATGTCGTCGATCGCACGGCCGAAAGCCGCCGCAGCGTTCGCAACATACTGGCTCTTCGGGTCGACGATGGTCTGCAACTCATCGAAGGTGTCGATCAGCTGCGCCTTCTCCCGCTCGGCCGGGAAAACCCAGCGGCGAGTAAAGGCGTTGTCATCGGGTTGAAGGGGGGAATAACGGCCGGCGGGTGCTTTCGCAGCGGTCGCGTTCAACTGTTGAACGGGCGACGCCATCTTGCCGACGTAGCTTTTCTCATCGACGAGACCACGCAACTTCGAACCCATCTGCTGGAGTTTCAGCTCCAGGAGGGTCGAAAACTGCGTGGTAAAAAGTGGGAAAAGTCCCTGGGTGGTAGGCTCGGCCATGGTCATTGCCTTTGTATGGGTTGCGAGGCATCTGGTAGGCTGATGGCCTTGTCCTGATACGGGGGCCGAGGTAAGAGCAAACGCCCGAAGGGTTGTGTTTGTCTCTCACCCTATCTGGCCCCTCCAGAGAAAAAAGTCAAGCCCCGTGCAATCCGCTCCACTGGAGCTCCCCACTCTCCGTGTTCATCCTGCCGGAATAGCTCCACAGATGGATACCAGGGCGAATGCGTTTCACCGATACCCCACCGCCAATCCGCTGTCTTGGGGAGCAAAATCCACGTTGATTTGCCCATTGCTGCGGCCAGGTGGGCAACCGCCGTGTCTACTGTGATTACCAGGTCCAATTCGTCGATCAGGCGCGCAGTAGCACTGAAGTCGGGAAGCTGCAGCGTCAAGTCCGTGAGACCATGAAATACCTTATAGAACGCCTCGTCTTCCGGCTCTCCGGGAACCTGGAGAGATACAAAATCCACCTTGTCCCCCGCAGCCATACCGATCGGAGAGAATTGCTCCAGGGACATCGACCGTCGATGGTCATTAGGATGCGTCTTCCGACCGCGCCAGCACAGGCCAACACGGCAACGATCCCCCTTTGGCGCGGGCAGAGCACCGGAGAACAGGTATGGGTCCTGCCCCTCTACTTTCCAGGAAGGAACGTTGAGGATGTAGGGAAGACTTGACATCCTGCACCAGGCGTCAGTCTTTGGCAGCTCAGCCCACAGATTTGATCCCGTTGTAAGGTTGAATGAGTTCATCAGCAGCGGCAGTATCTCTTTGCTGGCACCCAGCACTACTTCCTGGCATCGGCTCTTCGCCGTCTCGATGAACCGACTGAACTGGAAGCAGTCTCCGTAACCCTGGTCCGCGACGATGAGAAGTTTACCGTTCAGATGCATCCCGTTCCAGGGAGCACACGGCAGAGGGGCCAGGGGGGATTGCTTGCCCTGCTCGGTCAGGTTACGCCACTCATACTCAATCCAGCCGGGGCCATACGAGCCTTGCGCCAGGAGAACCTGCGCCAATACCAGGTGGGCCTCAGCATTGGCAGGCTCCAGGCCGAGAGCGGCAAGCAGGTGTTCCTCGGCCCGCTCATAATCTCCCCTGTCGACCTCGGCGAGAGCGAGGTTCACCCTCGGGGCGACCGCCCTCGGCGCCAATCGGCTGGCGGCTTCCCCATGCTCGATCGCCCGCTCGAAGTCATACTTCTGGCGATACAAGATGCACAGGTCGGAATGACGCTGCGCGATAAGCGCGTCGGTGTCAGTCAAGATATCCCCCTCCAGAGCCATGAATTACTGGGAAGAGCCAGTGATGACCATGTTGAGGTTCAGCATCTCCCGCTGAGCCTGGGCATCCCCTGCCATCAGCCTGGTGGTGAAAGCACTGTCACGCATCAGCTCGGCCTTGCGCGCATACGCCTGATCACGCGTCATCACACCAGCACCGGCAGGAACCGTCCCGGCGATGTATTTGTCCTCGCCATTCATCTGGCCAACACGCCGAAGCGCTTCCATTGTCTTCGCGTATCCGGCCGTCTTCTCCAGAGCGGAAAGGGTTGTATCGTCGAGGCCGAGCGCTCTCGCACCCTGCGCGGCGACATACTTGTTGATCTCGAAGTTCGTCCCCCAGTTCTTCTGAAGCGTGTCCCGCTCTGCGGCGAGGGTGGCCGCGAGCTCGGCCTCATGGGACGCGGCCGTGCTATCCAGGTATTTCACCATCTCCCCGGCAAACTCTGGCATCGCGGAGACAGGGACATGCGCCTTGATCGCGGCAGCGCGCAGCGCAGCTTCAGTCGCGGCATCGAGAGGCTGCCCATCGGCGCGCTTGATAGACGTCAGGTCGTAGCCAGAGGCGTCCTTCGGGACACCGAGCCTGTCCCACACTCCCTGCCATTCCGGCGCGACCGGCGACTTCGGGAAACGGACCAGTTCATCATGCGGAACGCCGATGAACCTCTGCGCCTCCAGATACGCCTTCGACGCGGCCAGGGCGACAA